CCGGTGCCGGCGACTTCGTTCGGCGCATGGCCGGCCAGTACCGCGCCGACCTCTGGCGTGACGCCGACTACCGGTGCGAAGTGTGGGCCGAGTCGCGGAGCATCGCCAGCGTCTTGCTGGACGACTGCGAGGATCTTGCTGTTGATCTATATCCCTGCGGTGGTTTCAGCAGCTTGTCGTTCGTCCATGAGGCGGCTGAACTGCACAACGCGCTGAACGACAACCGTCCGCTGATCATCCTGTACATCGGCGACTACGATCCTGCCGGCGTACTGATCGACCAGGCGCTGGAACGCGAGTTGCGCACGCACCTGCGACCCAGCATCCCGATGGATTTTCGTCGCATCGCCATCGATGAAGAACACATCGAGGTTCACGACCTGCCCACCAAGCCCCGCAAAGAGGGCGACAAGCGTTCAAAGCACATCACCTGCACCGTCGAGGCCGAAGCCATGCCAGCGCGCATCCTGCGCAGCATCTTGCGCAACGAGGTCGAATCGCTGCTTCCTGAGAATGCATTGCACGTCGCCAAGGTCGCAGAGGATAGTGAGCGAGCTCACCTTGTCCGCATGGCCGAAATCCTGGGGCACTGACCAATGGCACGGAAACCTCAGGATCCCCGCGGCGGCCACGTTCGTATCTACTGGGACATCGTTGATTCGATGGCCTGGAAGGCGCTGGACTGGTCGGCGGTGGCGTTGTACGTCGAGATGCGCCGCAAGCTCCAGAGCACCAACAACGGCAACATCGAGGCCACGCTGGGCACGCTGCGCCATTCCGGCTTCAAGTCTTCGGCAACCCTTGCCAAAGGGTTACGCGCCCTGCAGGCGGTCGGCTTGATCGCCATGACGCGCCAGGGCGGCATCGCAATCGGACGGAAGTTCTGCAGCCTCTACCGCTTCACCGACGAGGCGGTGTTCGAACTGCCCAAGCAAGGCATCAAGGCCCAGCCTGCGACACATGAGTGGCGGACGTTCACCACGTTGACCGACGCCCGTAACGCGTTGCGCCAGGCACACCAAGCGGCTTCGAAGGGCCTTCCCAAAAACGCATCAGGCCTTCAGAAATTGAACCGAGTCGATTCAGATTCTGAAGCGTTGAGCCGTTTTCTCGATTCAGATTCTGAAGCAGTGGCTTCATCACTTGTTCAGAAAGTGAAGCAGAGCGCGAGAGCCAAAACGCCCGCAAACCCGCATGAACACTAGCTTTCGGGGCTTTCGATGAAAAAACCCCTTCGTACCTGCACTGCTTCAGAAAATGAACACCTTTGCATGTTGCCACCCTATGCGGTGGCTGGTGCTGGTGTTGATGACCTGCTGAACCCTCGGAAACCTAGAGCGGCCCCAAACGGAGACTGCGAAACGGACGGCGGAACCTCCGGGGGGCCATCCGCCCAGCAGCCGGGAATGATCTGGGAAACCGTCGCCGATCAGAAGTGCGGGCATCCACGATTCAGGATATGGGGGGCCGTCGCCGCAGGATTGGGCGTTCACCCGGGACACCGGGCCTCAAGGTCTGTTGTATCGGTAATGTGCAAATCCCCGTACGCGTGCGCGCGCGAGACCGATGAATGAGCGCAATGCATTTGGCGATCTGATCGTTCCCCCGGAACGGTTGACCAGGCGCCAGCGTATCGACACCCTGCGCAAGTTGGCCGGTGCACTACAGGCAGATAGTCGGCATGACGTTCAATGGTTGGGGCGCCGCCTGTCTGCCTGGCTGCAGGACGGTGGCGAGCTGGACGCGATGCTTGGCGTGCGTGCCGAGCGCGGGTCACACCATACACCGCAACATCGTGTGCGTCGGGAAGAAATCGACGGCCTGCTGCTGCGCTTGTCGATTGAATGCGGTGGTGATGCTGCGGCACTTGAAGTGCTCAAAGGAAATCGCCTTTGCCGGATGGACCTTGCGCCGGTCGTGCAGCGTCTGCTACGCATGAGATCCCCTATCTCCGAGAGCGCATTCACGCGAGCGCGGCAGCGTCTTTCACGTCATCCGAGATGAGGCGACGTTTTCTATCGTGACGGTACTGAAACAGCCTTCACGAAGGAAAGCAAACAAATGCATGGACGTACAGCAATCCGATTTCTCAAGGCAATGGCCGTCCAAGACCATGTGTCGCGTGACGCCTTTCTAGCGTCGACCAACTGGGCAGACGCGGCTCGCATCAAGGCCGCAGTATCGGCGCATACCACCGGCAACTCCAGCGCGCTTGTTGCCGTGGGCGAAGACTTCATGGACGGTGTACGTCCGCGCACTATCGTCGGACGGATGCCCGGCCTGCGCAAACTGCCGTTCAACACGAAGGTGATTCGCCAGGTCAACGGCGTGAGTGCTACTTGGGTGCAGGAGGGTGACGCGATTGCGGTCGCTGCCGGCACATTTGCTGCGGACAACGGTATGTAGGCCCTGAAGGTAGCCGGCATCTCTGTCACCACGCTGGAGTTGCTGAACGCCGGCAATGCGGAGGACTATGTACTGCGCGATCTAGCGCGCGCTTCCGTCCAGGCTATGGATGAGGCATTCGCCGATCCGAGCAACGCCGGCGTAGCCAATGAGCAGCCGGCTTCGGTCTTCTATGGCGCTCCATCTGTTGTTTCGACCGGCGACCTGGTGGCCGACATGACTGCGCTAATCGATGCCTACGGTGGCAACCTGAGCACTGCAGCCATTGTTACCAGCAGCAAGATCGCGATGCAGCTGGGCCTGCTTGATGTTGGCGCCAGCATCAACCTGGCCGGCGAAAGCTCCTTCATGGGCATTCCGCTGGTCGCGTCCGACTCCACGCCTGAGGACAGCGGCGGCGGAATGATCGGTCTGATCGACCAAGACCGCATCGCGCTATCGGGCGCGACCACCGCAGAACTGTCGGTCAGCACGGAGGCATCGATCCAGATGCTGGACAACCCAACCAACAACAGCCTCGTGCCGACCGCGACCACGCTTGTCTCGCTCTGGCAAACCAATTCGGTGGGACTGCTCAGCAAGATCGTCGTCAACTGGCGTGCTGCCCCGGGCGCTGCTGCCTACATGACCGGCGTTGACTACTCGGAGGCGTGAACGATGCGCGACTACGTGAAATTGATCGACCCGCCTTCCCTGGTAAGCAAGCGTCTCGACCTGGCCCTTTCTGGCGTCACGAAGTTTGTTGCGTCGGGCAAGCGCAAGATCCGAGGCATTGCATCGACCGATTCCCTGGATCGCCAAGGCGACATCGTGGACCCGCGCGGCGGCAAGTGGACCCTACCTGTTCCGCTCCTGTTCGGTCATGACCACAGCGTCCCGGTGGGCTGGGTGCGCAGCATCGAGGTTCGCGGCAACGCGCTCGCCATCGAAGCCGAGTTTGCGGAAGGCGTGGGCCGCGCAGATGAGATCTGGGCGATGGTCGACAAGGGCCTGATCTCGACCTACAGCATCGGCTTCCTTCCCACCGCTGCGGGCGAACCGCTCAAAGGTGGCGGGCGCAGATTTACGGCATGGGAGCTTCTGGAAATCAGTGTCGTGGTGGTGCCCGCCAACCCCGACGCTCGAATCCAGCGCAATGCGGGCGGCGCCGTCCTGCTCTCTTCACGCGCTGTCGGCGCCGTCAAGTTGATTACTTCGAAAGGATGAAGAACATGGATTTCGATCCCGAAGCGTTTGGCGCTGCGATTGGTGAACTTATCCGCGATGCCGTGGCGCCTCTGCAAGCGCGCATCGATGGCATGCAGGCCAAGCTCGACAAGGCCGTGAGCTTTGCCGGGGACTGGCAGTCCTCGATGAACTACGCGCCCGGCTCGCTGGTGCGCCACGGCCAGGAGACGTTTGTGTCGGTGAAGCACGTCAAGGCCGGCGCCGCTTTCACCTCGCGTGAGGGCAGCGGCTGGGAACGAATCTTCTAAGGAGCCAAGCTATGAACGAAACCTCCGAGATCGATCGCGCCGCGGTTGTCGAATTCCACAGCAATCTCTTCTACCAACAGACCCGGGAAAGCGTCGCAAAGGGCGAACTGACATTCGCCGAGTCCGCGGTGATCTATCGCAAGTTCATCGAGTCCGAGGTGCTGCAGCGTATCGTTGATGAAGATATGCAAAGACTGTCTGCAGCGCTGAAAGGCCAGGTGCACTGATGGAATTCCAGCAAGCAGCTGAGCGCATCCGGCAATACGGCCTTGGCCTGACCCATGACGCCAGCAGCGGCGCCCTGTTCGTCATGCGTGGCTTCACGGTGGTGCATCGCGCCGCGAACATTGACGATGCCCTCGGGTTCGCTCGGGCCTGGGCGTTGCATGTCCGGTGACGGGGGCGGTTGCGCCATCCGAGACCGATCATTCGGGAAACCGGCACCAAAAGCCTTTGAGTCCTAAACATCCATAAAAAAGCAATCACATGGCATCGTCACTTGGCGTTTTAACGTTGGACCTCGTCACAAAAATCGGCGGCTTTCAGAGCGGATTGGACGCCGCTGGACGCACTGCAGACAAGCGCTCCAAGGACATGGAAAAGTCCTTTCAACGCATGAGCGTGTCGGCTATTGCTGCTGGATCTGCCATCGGAAACGCGCTGTCCGATGCCATCGTGAGCGTCACGAAACTGTTCCCGGGCCTGGTCGACGGACTGGACAAGTTCAACGACGTGAAGGATGCGACCGGGGCCAGCATTGAGAACATCTCGGCGCTGGACAAGGTGGCGCGCAGCACCGGCACGACCATTGAGACTGTTGAAGACGTGCTGGTGAAGTTCAACGCCGCCCTGAAGGAGGCGAAGCCGGACACCGACTCTGATCGTCTTTTCAAGGCGCTCAATCTCAACGTCAAGGAGTTGAAGGCGATCGATCCGGCCGAGGCACTGCGTCGCACTGCTGTTGCCTTCTCGGAATTCGAGGACAACGGCAACAAGGCTCGCGCCATGCAGGAGCTGTTCGGGCGCAGCGTCAAGGAGGCCGTGCCGTTCCTGAATGACCTGGCGCAAGAATCTCAGCTCGTCGGCACCGTCAGCACCCAGTCTGCGGCGCAGGCTGAGCAGTTCAACAAGCAGCTGTCAGCGCTCAAGGCGAACGTCACCGACGCCGCCCGCGCGATTACCGCTGACCTTCTGCCGGCGCTCAACCGGGCGCTGGCGAACTTGACCGAGTTCAAGCAGCAGGGAAATCTCGGGCTGATCTTCAAAGACGCGGCCAAGGACATCGTTGGCTTGGGCAAGCTCACCGACGATGCCGGGGCCGACATCAACAACTTCATGAAGGAGCGCCAGCGCCTGCAAAAGAGCATGGACTTTGCAACTCGCAAGGGCCTGCCGACTGAGCAGTACAAGAAGGACATCGACGAGGTCAATCGCTACCTTGAGGTGTCGCGCACCCGCCAGCGCAACGCGGTGCTGGCGAGCACGGCTGGGCAGGACTTCGGTGATGCCGTATCTCGTCGCAACCGCGCACCTTCGCTGCCAGAGATCTCATCGCCAGGGAAGACGCCCAAGGCCAGCGGCGCGAAGGCCACGGACCCCTATGCCGAGGCATCGCGCTACCTTGAGGGATTGCAAAAGCAGTTGGAGCGAACACAGGATCTGACCGTTGCCGAGCAGGCCCTGCAGGACATCCAGTTGGGACGGCTGGGCAAGGTGTCAGACGCTCAGCGCGCCGACATCCTGGGCGTTGCCAAGCAGATCGACGCGGCCAAGGAGTGGGAAGAGCAGGAGAAGCAAAACAAGAAGGCGCTCGAAGAGCAGGCCCGCGCCATGGAAAAGCTCCTGGACGAGGGCAAGCAGTTGTACGAGGCCTTGCTGACGCCGCAGGAGAAGTTTGCCGAGCAGCAGGAGAACATCAACAAGCTGCTGGCCGCGGGCGCCATCGACTACACCACCGCCGCGCGGGCCATGGCCAAGTACAGCACCGACCTCCAAGATGCGGTCAAGCCGATGCAGGAGTTGGACAGCTATGCCAAGCAGGCCGCAGAGGGCATTCAGGACGCGATTGGCGACGGCTTGGTGAACATCCTCGAAGGCAACTTCAAGGACATCGGCAAGAATTTCGGGCAACTGCTCAATCGCATGATCGCCGAGGCCGCAGCCGCTGACATCGCGCGCAGGCTGTTCGGAAGTCTGGTCAAGGGTGGCGAAGGTGAAGGCGTCGTCGGAAGCCTCCTCAAGACCGGCGCAAGCGCTCTACTCGGAGGTGGTGCCAGCACGGCAGCGGCGGGCAGTGGCGGCGACGTGCTGGGCGAATTCATCAAGCTCAAGGGCTACGCGACGGGCGGGTTCACTGGTGCCGGCGCCGTGCATGAGCCGGCAGGCATCGTCCACAAGGGCGAGTACGTCGTCGACGCGGCGACCACCAAGCGCATGGGGCTGGATCGCGGCGCGAGCCTTGACAGCGGATCCAGGCCTCAGTTCACGACGAACATCAATGTGCAGCCTGGACAGGTGGACCGGCGCACTGCCGCGCAGATCGCGCAGCAGGCCGGCATGTCGATCACACGAGCCACGAGGCGGTTGGGGTGATCGGCTTTTGCACGCTGGAGCAGATCGTTTGGATAGCGAGACAAGCGGAAAATCACTGCACACGCACTGCACACGGCACTCAGAAAACCCGCATGGATGTTGACTATTCGCAACGATCCATCATGGGAGCCACCGAGAGTCGACCTGTGAACGTCATGGATTCCAATGTGTTGTCTGCGCTTGGGAAAGGGGCCTGCGCCCGGCAAGGGCGAGGCGACCCGCATTTTCGCCGATGCCGCCCAGGCGCCGTGCACGTGCGGACATCGGCGTGCGCCATTGACGCCGCCGGGCGAAGTACCTACGCTGCGCGCCCAACGCCATTCGAGAACTGCATGACCACCCCATCGGCACCCAGCGAAGCGGACGCTTCGCAACACATCACCGAAAAGATCGCGTCCCTGAACGACTGGCGCGGCGAAACCCTCGCCTGGGTTCGCGAGCAGATCCTGGCGGCCGACCCCGAGGTGCAGGAGGAATGGAAATGGGCCAAGGCCACCTCGCCGGGCACGCCGGTCTGGTCGCATGACGGCATCGTCTGCACCGGCGAGACCTACAAGCAGGTGGTGAAACTGACCTTTGCCCGCGGCGCCGCGCTGGCGGACCCGAAGAAGCTGTTCAATCCCAGCCTCGAAGGCAACGTGCGCCGCGCGATCGACATCCGCGAGGGGGAGCAAGTCGATGCGGCTGCGCTCAAGGCGCTGTTCCTGCGCGCCGTGGCGGCCAATTCGGAGGCAGTGGCCGCACGCCGCGCCAAGAAAAAGTAGAGGGCTACCAGAAGGCGTCGCCTGGGCGGGCTTGCAGCTCGCGCACGCGCCGT